GACATTGATAAGGCCGCAGAGCGAACGGCACAGGCCAGGAAAGCTACTCTAGATGCCAAGCTGGCGGATGACAGTATTACGTTCGACGAATTAAAAGAACTGATGCGATTCTAGGCTGATACAGTGTGATAAGCCATGGAAGAGCAACCAGACATGAGGGCCGAGCTGATGGAAGCTCGGATACAGATAGAGCGCCTACGGGCAAAATCATCTACCACCCTCACAGGCACAGAGTTCCTGACACTTCTCTTCGTTCTGCCTATAATCCTGAGTTTCGTATGTCTGGGAATCATCATAGTTTGGAAGACAACTTCAAATCCGGCAGAGGTGGCCCCGCATCTCGATATCGTGCTGGTGGCCATGGGACTGTTCTCAGGCCCAGTCACAGCTTTCATAGCAACTATGGCCCAGAGATTAGTAGCTGAGGGACGGAAAGCACCAGCGGAGGATTAGGAATTGCTAGCTATAGGTGGTGGCATACAGACCGTACAGGACTGGTTAGCCGTGATTGGCATAACTGGTATGTGGGGATTACTGCTCACAGCCTTCATCACAGTAGGTGCAGCTACGGTTGTGACTGCTGGGCTACTGTGTCTACTCTGGAAGTACAGGGGTAAGGTGGTCAGAGACCACGACCTGCAACTGTCCAAGTTCGCAGCACCGGGATTCCCTGGGATGTCCTTCCTCAACGCCCTTCGTATCCCCCACCCCAAATACCGGATAGAACTCAGTGGCATGCGGGGAGTCACACTCACACTGGCTGTGGTGGCTGTCGGCTTCGGTCTCGCCTTCACCTTCGTAATAGTAGCAACCGATGACACACCTGTATGGCCCGAGTCAGGTGCCGAGTACGCGTTACCGGATATATTCGGTGACAAGTTGGAGCCTGACCCTGAGACTCCAAGTCAGGCATCCCAGACCTTGAGAGTAGGTTTCAAAGACAAGTCCCGGCTAGACAAGGTGGTTTTTAAGAACATGGACTTGGGTAAAGCTGACCTGACAAATTCCTTTCAAGTGATGAGGAACGCCACTACTGGAGTAACTGGGTCTGCTGCTTATCTCTGGATAGGAGAGATAATCATCAAGAATAGCAGTGCTCCCACATTAGCATGGGACAACATGGATGTAGGCACTATCGTATTGGGAGCCAAGGTAGATGGCCACACTCAGGAGATACAATTCGACCAGACCGTACCAGAGGTTATCATAGATAGTGACCGGGGTTCTGGCACATACACCGCACAGGACGGAGCCGTTGACCGTATCATCTTACAGATAAACGGCAACAACGGAGCCTCTATCGGCGTACTTGAGATAGACGATGTAGACGCTTCCGTTGGAGCCTGGGACTGGGACTACATCAAGGCTGGCTCCATCACCATGGACAATACCAATGAGTTCGGTAACGGCACAGGCATAGACTCGGCCAGTGCTACATTCGGAACGGGCATATCCAGCAGGCAGGTTACGGATACCATGACAGATGTACCGATAAGTGTCCGATGACGAGGTTGATACTGATAGCATTTACCGGCATCATTCTAGCGGTTTGGGCTACAGCAGGGATGTCATTATGGCTAGTGGTAGGCCCATGTCGGCTGGCTAAGAAATGGATACGATAGAACAACCGGAGAAGCCCCCAACTCTGAACCGCTATTGGCGAGACAAGTCCCTACGGGATGTGGTGGAGTGTGAGCTGTGTGGTGGTGAAATACTAGAAAAGTCCTGCAAGGTCAGATGTCTGAACTGCGGGTTCACGAGAGACTGTAGCGACCCATAGAGGTGGTAGTGAAGTTATTACGCTGGTTCTGCTCCAGAGGACTACACTGGTACATCGAATCAGGATGGGCCGAGCGTACCTGCTCCTTCTGCCATAGGGTAGAAGTGAACCAGTACCGGGAAGGCAGTGCCGATTGGGTAGAGAAGAATGGGTAAGCGGTACTCCTCCACTAGCTACCTCATCGAGAGGCTAGACAAGTTCCTGTCCAACGACTGGGTACACATGGCACAGAAGGTCTCCGGCCTGGAAGCCAAGATGCACCTGGTACTAGCTCTACTGACGACCCTGGTGGGTCTGATGGTATATGTGGTGATCAGATGATAGGTAAGGTCAGACCCCAGATACTGGTGGCCATCCTGTGTGCCACCATATTCTCCATGTATGCAGCATATCTTGGGGCAAAGCTCGAGGCGGTAGAGATACTAACTGCCATCGTAGGGGGCATCTTCGGCCTGCTAGGCGGGGTTTCCCTACGCATAATAGACCGTGAGGGCGACGAGTAATGCCTAGTTACGTCCCACAGGTAGAGACCTTCCCCTACACCTTCCCGTTCACATTCGGCCAGTCAGACGGCATGGCCTTCATAGGGGACTACGAACCTGTCCTACCCATAGAGTACCGCTATACCCTGCCCAGCGTATTCTTCTCGGAGGAGCCTTCCCACTGGCTGGGCTTCATAGAGATACTCCAGGGCCTGGAAGAACTCCTCATGCCGATCTGGCCCAGCGAGGCCATCTACGGGGATATACACAACTTCCAGTACGTCTTCGGTGGCACCACCCTGGACCAACTGTTCGACAAGGACATCTCCTGGTGGTTCAACCAGCCCACCACACTGATGCCGGAACACTACCAGAGAGACCTGCATGGCCTCTACGATGTGGGTATGTCCGGTGGCAGTTGGGTAACCATGCAGATATCAACCCCCACCTTCCTGCCCAACGGCACGGGGGCTGCATCTCCCACCAGTACGGTATCGGTCAACTCGGGCCAGACCAGCACGGAGCCTGTATAATGCCAGAAGAGACTTTCTACATAGGCCAGAACGACACAGCGTCACCAATAACCCGTGACCTGAAGGATGCCTTCGGTGCCCCCGTGAACCTGACCGGGGCTTCGGTGAAGTTCTCCATGAGGGTCAAGCCAGCGGGTACGGTCAAGGTGGATGGTGCCTCTGCCACGGTGGTCACAGCGGGTATAGGCAGGGTGCGCTACACGTTCACTGCCGCCAACACCAACACCGCCGACGAGTATGAAGGCGAGTTCGAGTGTACCTTCGCAACCGGCGAGGTGCAGACGTTCCCCAACCGGGGCTATATCCCCATCATAGTGCAGGATGACATAGGCTGATGGCTACTACCACCAGAGCTAACCTACGCAAGTCCCTCTCCCAGGCCATAGGGGACTACAACACGTTCACCACCAGTGCAGACGGCAACGATGCCAAGACCAGCCTGGTGTCCGACAGCCTGAAGAACTACCCTGGGGGCACCGATGACGGGGCCTTCGAGGAGCAGTACTTCCTGTCCACCTCCGGTGCCAACGAGGGCGAGTCCAGGCGCTGCCTGCTCTACATCTCCGAGGCCTCCGATGGTCCTACCGTCATCCTACAGTCTGCCCTCTCGAGCCAGAGTGCCAGCAGTGACAGCTTCGAGCTGCACCGCTACGACCCCGAACTCAAGCACGTTGCCATCAACAGGGCCTTGGCAGAACTCTTCCCCACCCTCTACCTCTCCATAAGGGACGAGACCCTGATAGTGGACAACGTACTGGCCAACTCGGACTTCGAGGACTGGACCTCCGGCTCCGCTGACAACTGGACCGAGGTCAACTCCCCCACCCTGAGCCAGGAGACCAGCCGCATATTCCATGGCTCCAGCTCTGCCAAACTGACAGGACCCTCCGGTTCGGTGGGCCAGCTTACCCAGGCACCCGACATCAACATCAACGAGATCGCAGGCAAGACCACCCAGTTCAAGTGCAGGGTCTGGACCAACGGCGGCTCCCAGGCCCGACTGGCTATAGACTGGGACGGCTCCAGCGTGGAGTACGGCGACTACCATGAAGGTGACTCCGAGTGGCGTCTCCTCTCCGTGGATGCCTCCGTCCCTACCACTGCCACCCAGGTGAAGCTGGTACTCGAGGTTGCCGCTGAGACCACAGCATACTTCGATACCTGCTGGGCTGCTGTTGACCCCCTCTACCGCCTCACGGTGCCCTCTACGGTCATCAGGGGGCCGTTCAGGGTCTACCAGCAGTACTCCGAGAACCTGATAGACGGACCCTACTACCCACTCATGCCGGGGCAGTCCCCCACCAGAGGCCGCATACTCCGGCTGGAGGGCATGGGACTTCTCTCCCGCCCCACCAGCGAGTCCGGCACGGCAGAGATAGGGGAGCCACATCTCAACCTGGCCACTGCCTACGCAGCCATGGTGCTGTTCCAGCAACTGTGGACCAGGTCTGCATCGGAGCAGCGGGACAACCTGGCCCAGAACATAGCCCTCTGGCAGGGCGAGGTTGCCAGGCTCTCACAACAGCCGGGGATAAGGATGCGTACCCTGGGCGCACACCGGGGCCGCAACTCCTGGCACATAGAGGAGGACAGCAGCGGGCGCTACCTGCAATTCGACGTGTCCAGGGCGGGTGCCGCCAGCTTCAGTAACTGATATGCCATCAGCCGGAGTAACCCACGACCTCGTCCTCGAGGACTACGATGCCCGCCACCGCCGTGGCTTCATGTATGCCAAGGGCAGGAACGGCAGGCGTCCCTTCGACAGCAGGGAAGCCCAGCCCATAGCCCCACGGCAACTGACCATGGGTGAGCTGACACAATCGGAGGACCCACCCACCATAGCCTTGACCTGGTTCCAGGACACCTGGATCAAGGGAGTGGGCGGCAAGGACTTCCGCAGGCCCGAGGACCGTGGCAAGCTGGCAACCGCCAAGCGCATAGAGACCTACCCCTACGGCACACTGCGCCCGGGCAGGGAACTCCGCAGCTCCACCCTCTCTGCTGCTCCCGATGCCTACGCCCCTTCCGGCTTCGCAGTGGCTCCCAGGGACACCTCGTCCAGCCTGACAGGGGGCTACGAGGAGACCGAGCTGTGGGCCTTCGTAGGCGGCTACACCTACAGCGGAGGCGATGACAACTGGACCAGGGAGACCCAGCCCCAGGCCAGCATCTACTACAAGAACGGCACCAACTTCGGCAAGTGGGTAGTGGCCCCAGGCTGGTGGGGTGGCACGGACATGGACGACATAGCCATGCCCTACATCTACAAGGAGCCAACAGCCGCCGCCTGGGTAGCATCCACCCTCGCCCAGGGACGCTTCAAGCACTTCGCCGTCACAAAGAACAATGCCGGTAACGATGTCCTCTGGGGAGGCAACAACGTCACCGATACCGGCAAGACCGTGAGCGGTGCCCACAACAACAGCACCACCACCATCACGGCCAATGCCGACATCTCCGGTGATGTGAGCGTGAACGACATCATCATCTGCGGTGTGGGAGCAGACGCCGAGCAGGAACCAATGCTGGTCACAGCGGTCTCCACAGCAGCCATGACCGTGATCAGGGCCTATGGAGACGGTGCCATAACCTTCGAGGGCGGGGAGAAGATACACGTCTACACCCCCCACGGCATACGCTCCAGCTCCGACCCTACCAACTCCGGCTCCTGGTCCTCCACGACCACCATCGGGGAGAAGGAGTCCCCCATCGTGGGGCTGGCGGTGGAAGAGGATACCGATACCCTGCTCATAGCCAAGACCAACGGCATATGGCAGCAGTACTACGAGCCACTGGAAGAAGGTGGGCGTCTCTTCATACGCAACCTCACCATAGACTGGCGAGGCTCCGGCCACCCAGGCAACTTCATGGGCATCCACGTCTGGAACAAGCGAGTACTAATGCCCATGGGACAGGGAGGCCTGATGGAGTACGATGTCAAGAGTGGGGTAGCCAGGGACATATCCTTCCGGCTCACCGCACCAGAGGCTACGGACCTGCACGGGGTGGTACTGGCCATAGCCTCCAGCCCCTCCACCGTCTACCTGGCACTGAAGGACGCTTCGGACCAGGTCATCCACATCCTGGCAGGCCATGTGATAGACGTTGACGGCCAGACGGATTGGCGCTGGGACATGATAGGAGAGGTTGGGGCAGGAGCCGCCATCACGGACATACAGACCGCCCTCTGGTACGACTCCACCCGCAACGACCACTCCCGGCTGTGGATAGGGTTCACGGAAGCTGACATCGACGAGGTGCCCCGCTTCCTCCCGACTGGCAATGCCGGGGATGACAAGACCGACGGCTACACCAACGACACCGACTGCGAGGCCGTCTTCACATCCTATGACGGCAACCTGCCCAGGGTGAGCAAGCACTTCTCGGAGATGGAGGTGGAGTCCAAGAACCTGGGAGCGGGCGGGAGGCAGTGGGCCTTCGACTACCGGCTGGACAACGACCCCACCTGGGTTAGCTGGGACACCGTATCCATATCCCCCTTCCAGACCATCTCGTTTCCCCCCGGCACATCTGGTAAGATACTGGAGATCAGGGCACGTCCAGCTATGACTTCAGCAGGAACCACGCCTCCAGAGATAGTATCGGTCAGGGTCAAATGCCAGCTACATCCCGACCCTACCAAGATATACCCAGTGACCCTGTACCTGGCAGATAACCAGTCCCTGTTGAACGGGGCAGAGGGAGGAAGGGTGAAGGGAGACCTGGGGCAACTGGAGACCTGGAACTCTTCGGCATCGGACATCACCTTCTCCACACCGGACGGTGTGAGCAGGGCAGTGGTGTTCCTGCCAGGGTCCATGCAGCGGCAGGAGTCGTTCAAGGAGTTGGGGAGGAGACCGGAGTACCGTGTGAGCTTCCTTCTAGCTGAGGTTGGATGATGCTGAGGTGTGAGAAGTGCGGGTACGAGTGGACCCCCAAGGACCCTGAAAGCCCTCCAGACCAGTGCGCTAACCCTCGGTGCCGTACCTACTATTGGGACCAGCCACACAAAGGGATGAGCCACTCTCTGGAGGGACGACAGAAAGTGGCCCATTGAGGAGGGAGAGTGATCCAGTTGCATTATAGGAGTACGATATGCCAAAGGTCAAGACAAGCAGCGGAGTGAAGCATTACCCCTACACCAAGGCGGGGAAGGCAGCAGCAGCCAAGGCAACTAAGAAGAAGAGGTAGTGGATGACACTGGAAGACGTACTGGAGGAGTTGGACGAGGGAGGGGAAGCCCAGCTACTGGAGCCTCGAACAGACTTCGACTCCTGCATTGCAGGCCTGGGGGTAAGGTTCCACGACGGTCCCCTGGCTGTGTACGATGTGGACCTGGTGCTACGGCACTTCATGGACCGTGGGTTGTCGGAGGAGGAAGCCCAGGAGCATTTCGATGTCAACGTAGCCGGGAGCTGGGTTGGTAATGGGACTCCCATGTTCGTTAGGTTCATCGACGGTTAAACCACAAAGGGGCTGACTTTCATCAGCCCCTTGAAGTATCCCTCCGACCTTGATACCATTCATGATGGCATCACATTTCTCCTTTAACGCCGCCGTACGGTCTCCACACCAGGTGGCGTTTTCGTTACCTGACGCCGCCCATGCATGAAAAAGCACTGGCGGCGTTTGGGTTTTAGCTAGGTTAACTGTAAGGTGGTAAGAACGTACTCCAGGTGGAATCACCTTCGCAGTGTTCAACTCTCATATGTTCGGGTATCTGGTCTTCATGTACCAGGCGCTCACCCTCCCTGCCATCACGGGTAAACCTTACTACCCATTTCTCCAAGCGGTAGTACTGAGCGCCACCACCGGCCCCATACTTGTGAATCCGGCGAACCAGCTCTGCTTCTTCATCTGGTCCTTCCATATCACTAGGGCTTTGATATATGGTTATCGTGGCCATTACCCCCTCCTGTTGGTAACCAGTTCTTCGGTACCTCACACACTCCCCGCTTCTGGTGATCAGGGCAGACCGGCTTCCCGCACCTGGAGCATGTCCACACCGTCCTTGCCTTACAGATGGGAGTCCCCCCAGCCTGGCAAAGCTGGAGGGAGTCATTAGTCGTGTACTTCTGTGCCATCATTTAACCAGGTCTATCCGAACCGTGATGCGGGACTCGCCCCTGGACTCCTCTTCGCACTGCTCGATGATGGTGCCCAGACTGGGTACGGAGACTGCCAACCTCTCCATCAGTAGCTCCTTGAACTTGGACATGGTGGCGGCACCCCTGGCTATGGTCCGGTTGATGACTATGCCGTCCACTTCGTACTTGTCCACCTCACCAGGCAACTCGTCCAGTATGATGTGGATGATCTGTAGCTGCTCCTGCTCGTCCTTATGGATGTCCTTGACGGCCTTACGCCTGGCCATCACAGCTTTGCCAGCCTCTGCCAGGCCGGGATGGTCTATCACTATGGGGTCTATCGCTTTTACCATGTCACTCTCCTTTCTCCTGATATGGGGGTGGCGGGCGCTCCTATCAAAAGGGGGGTGGTGAGACCCCCAGAAACTACCCATTATCGCCCTTATATACCCGTAAGCTTTCCCGATGCAACGGAGGCCGTGGGAGGGCGAACCACCCTTATCCTTAGACTAGCACATCATCATGTTGCGGTCAATACCCTGCTTTCCATCTCTGCCCAGTTCTTCCCCGCCTTGGCCTCCACCAGCACAGGTACGGACAACTTCACTGCCGACTCCATGACCTGGGAGGCCCAGGATATGAAGCCGTCCACGTCCTCGTCCAGCACCTCCACCATGATCTCGTCGTGGATAGCCAGGAGCCATTCCCAGGGTATGTGGCCGTGGGGGTCACTGAGGTACATCCTCTGCATCTTGGCCATGGCCAGCTTGATGATGCCCCCGGCACTCGACTGCACCGGCATATTGATAGCCTGCCTCTCCCCTGCCGACCTGTAGTTGTCCAGGGGGCACAGCAGTTCCGGCGTGTAGCGTATCCTGCCAAACATATCCCTGACATACCCGTCCCTGCGGGCACCGTCCTTTATCATCTCCTGCCACGCTTTAAGCTCCGGCCTGAGCCGGTAGTACTCGGTGATGAACTCCTCGCAGCGTGGTGCGGTCCAGTCCTCCAGCCCTTCGGACACCATCTGGTTGTGCAGGCCGTGGGGGGTAAGGCCATAGATCACGCCGAAACCCATGGTCTTGGTGGGGTACCTGTGCCGGGGTGTCACGTCCTCCAGGGGTATCCCGAATATCTGGCTGGCCGTCTCGGTGTGGATGTCCCGCCCCTCGAGGAACAACTGGGTCATGCTCCGGCACCTGGCCAGGTGAGCGGCTACCCGCATCTCTATCTGCGAGTAGTCGATAGCCACCAGGGATGTGCGCTTGTTGGACGTGAAGGCCTTCCTTATGGCCTTACCTAGCTCAGTGCGTGAGGGTATCTGCTGCAAGTTAGGGTTCTTCATGCTCCACCGGCCTGTCTCGGTCCTGGTTACGTTGACGGTGGGGCAGATGCGCCCAGCCTGGTTGACCTTGTCCGGCAAGGTATCGCAGAACGAGTCCTTCAGGTGCGCCAGATGCTTGTACGCCTCTATCAGGGGCACGGCAGGGTGGCTTATCTTGGCCAGCTCCTCACCTTTGACCGAGGGCAGTCCTGTCTCTGTGTACCTGGTAGGCTTGTAGCCCAACTCTTCGTAGAATATCGTCCTGAGCTGGTCATCACTGTTGGGATTGAACCGCTTACCACCTAGCTCCTTGAATATCTCCTCGGCCTTAGCCTCCATAAGTTCCAGGTAGTGCCTGCCCAGGTTGCGTAGGTAGTCTACATCCAGCCGGATGCCGTTGCTCTGCATCTCCAGGGCTATGGGCAGGGTCCCCCGGTCCATCTCGTACACATAGTCCAGGCCCATCTCGGACAGCATGGGCTTCAGTTCGTTGTACACCCTGAGTGTGGCATCGGCATCCCTGGCAGCGTAGTGTATCGCCTCTGCCCTGGGTACATCAGCCAGCGATGCATCGGGCATGGGACCCAGTGCCTCCTCCACCACGGCCCTCTCCCTGGCATCTATCTGGTGCCACCTGGTCCAGGCATCCACCGGCCCGCTCTTCAACTCCTTGCCGCCTACCACGTCGGCTATGATCCGGCGAATCTTCTGGATGATGGGCTTTGGGCGCTTCGACTGGGTGACCAGTTTGTTCTCCTTCTTACTCCAGCTCACATCCTCCAACAGCGGTGGGGCTGGCCACTCCAGCTTCGCTGCTTCGGTGAGCCATGCCATGGCCTTGGCCTTGCGGTGACCTCCTATGGTATCGGTGTAGCTGGCCATCTCCATCCCGCACAACCGCCACGCCAACTCCTTCAGACCCTGGGGCAGTCCCAGTACATAGGCCATAACCATGGTGTCATCGGTGCGCCTGGGTAGGTCCATCCACTGGGCATCGTACATATAGTTATGCACTATCCCATGCTCCCCTGGGTCCACCTCCCACTTCTCCACATCGTAGAAGGCCGCTTCTCCAGGGTTGGAGCTGCCCTGTATCGACCACAGCTTACCGTCCACTGTCTCTGTGTCCCAGGCAGTGGTGGTATCACCAGCGTTGTGTAAGCCCTTGATACCGCCGGGGTTACCCAGGTAGGGGGGCCTGACTATCCAGCTACCGGAGGTGAAATGGTCTGGTATAGCCTCGTTATACAACAGCTCGACGTCCCAGTCAGTATCCTGCCAATCATCCACCGGACGCTCAACCACCTCACCCCTCACCAGCTTGCCCAGCACCTGGAAATCGGACTGGATGGAGCGCATCAGCGTGGTGTTGTGCAGCCCCGCTGCTGGGTGGTACACAGGCAGGATGGTGTAGCCCTTACCCTGTATGGGTATGCCGTGGGTATGCTCCACCGTGATGCTGCCCAGGAAGTGTTCGATGGCAACCTTACCCATGGGCACTACGATGTCAGGCTGGTGGTACAGCACCTCCACGTCCAGCCACCGGGATGCACAGTGGGTTGCCTCTGCCCTGGTTGGAGTCCGGTTCCTGAGAGGTCTGCACTTGACCGTGTTGCTTATGATTACGCTGCTGCGATCTATCCCTGCCGACCTCAGCAGTCCGTCCAGATACTTCCCCGCCTTCCCGGTGAATGGCCTGCCGTCTACATCCTCGTTGGCACCAGGGGCCTCGCCTATCAGCATCACCCTGCCCTGCCCTACCGCCGGTACCGGCCCCTTGCAATCATCCCTCAGAGAGCAGGAAGTACACGCTCTGTTAGCCTCATACAGCACGGCTTACCTCCTGCCAGGCTGCTTCATCGGCCTTGCCCCTCTCCTTCTGTAGATGCCCTCCACAGTTCTGGCATACCCATATGCCGTGGTAGTTATCATCCCTGTCACTGGGCCATAGCGGGCGCACGGTCCCGTTGCCATGGTGCGCTGGGCACCATACGAATCGGATGGTAGTATCACTCACTCCAACACCTCCACGATCTGATTGCTTATGCCTTTGCCTATGCCTTCTATCTGCTGCCATTCCTCAGCGGAGGCATTTATCATCTTCCGCACCGAATCCCAATGGTTCTCCACCGATAGGCTCCTCTCCCAGCCTATCCCAGGAAGCTGGTGAGCTACCCGCCGGATGAGCGTAGGGTTGTACATCAAGGCCGGAGTAGGCTGGTGGAATTGCTTCAAGCTCTGATGGTCAACATTGGAGAAATATGTATGTAGTCCTCTGATGGTCTCGGCGGTGTTACGCACGTTGGTTGACCATAGAACGTACACGCCAAGCTGATAGTGCAGGCTGTTGAGGTAACCCTGGAACCTGGTCCATGGCATGGAGGTTGAGGCCCAGTTAGGCCCCGTCCTGTACTCGACGTTGCCCTCCCGGTTGCGCCGCATGATGGCCTCGATGAGCAGGAAGTACCTACAGTCCACCTTCTGGTAGGCACCGTAGGCACCCCTAACCTGATTGAGCAGCCTGCCGTCATTGATGCAGGCCAGTAGGTCCGTAGCCCGCTTCCGCTCCCCTACCGCCACCACCTTGCTGCCCGAATCAGACACACCCTCGATAAGCACATCCCCGAATCCTATGGGTACCTCAACCGCCTCGCTCAGGGACTTGCGTAGATCAGCGTCATTCACTGCGCTGGTTATGTAAATCACGTTGCACTCTCCCGTGCCAGGGAGGAGTCAGGTAGTAGACGTGGGAACACATCATGCATACCCAGCCGGGGTAGTCCCCATCATACCGGACCATTCCCTGGCATCTGCTACACTTCAGTGGATGAGGTCTAGGAACCTTGTCAGGTCGAGGCTGTGGGGTATCTGTCCCGGTTGGGATGCCCGCCCCTGAACCAGGGTCTGGCCCATGAGCGTCATCTGCCTCCGACATGACATCACCTCCGCACTGAACACAGGTCCTGTAGGCGAGTTCTCCCTACTGGTTCGCAGTGTGGTCTGTACCTGGAACGGCACGTCCTTCCAGCCCTGAAATTCCAGTTCCCCGGTGTGGAAGTTGTTCCCCAGCTTGTGCAGGAGGATGAAGTTCATCTTGCTCTGGTACGCCACCCTGCATATCTCTCGCAGGTCCTTGTAGCAGTTGGCGTACTGATGCGGCTGTACCTGGGCCAGCTTGCCAAAGTGGGCTAGTCTACAAATCTCGTAGGCCTCACCGAATGTATCTATCACCAGGGTGCCGGACTCCAGCTCCAGAGCCTCTGCTATCCTCGCCTGGATGTCCTGCCACACGGCCTGGAACCTGTCTACGACCTGGGACTGGGTCCCCAGCTTGGATGGCTGTTCCACCTGGTACAGCAATATCTCCCGCTGTGCCATCATGGGTTCGATGACTCCCTCTGTGCCGATGTCCAGGTCCAGATACACTATCGGCTCTGGGGCAGTCATGGCTAGATGACTCTTACCGCTCTTGTCCAGTCCCTCGATGGACATGATGGAGCGTTTCGGTGACATCTTGATGACATCCTGCCATCCTGACTTTTTAAGGTCCTCCAACGTGGTCATATTTCCTCTCCCCTCGTATATTTCTTAGCATCTCCCAATTCTCTACCAACTCCTGCACCTCGAACTGGATCACATGGAGGTGCAGTTCTGCATTCGGTGGCCCTCGCCTGGGCAGATAGAGGATAGGCATCCACGCTACTTGCGTGAATGCCATCCTACAGTACGCCTGCACCTGGGCCATGTAACGCCAGTTATCTCGTGGATCGCTGGGGCTGCTGTGGCGGGATTTTACCTCCACCACAGCTTCCACCCCAGCGTCCGAGACTAGCAGTCCATCCAGGCTACCAACTATCCCATCGACCTCACTCACAACCTGGGGAGTGAACCGCCAGCCTCTCTTATCAGCTTCCCTCTGTACGATGGGCCGGACCACGGCTTCCGCTATCCGGCCCAGGGCCATGATGTTCCAGCCCCACTGGGTTGGCTCCCCATCATAGGCCTTGCCGTTGCCGATGATGCGTACCGCCTCGTTGACCAGGTGAGAGACGTGGTGCTTGGTATCGTCCCGCTCAACCGGTGGGTCAAGGAGGTCTGCCGCCTCCGACATCGACAACTCGACACTAGAGATCAGTTCCGACAAAACAGCTCCCCATCCATGTGTATCCCGGCATCGGCCAGGGCCGTGACGAATGCCTCTTCGTAGATGACGTTCATCAGGGCGAAAAGCTGGTCCTCTGAGTACTCCTCTCCCCGCATCAGGAAGATGTTGGCGTTCAGCTTCTGCCTGGTGGCCTCGCCGGGGCTACTGGCTATCATCTTCTGCACCGCCTGTACCCCTATCTGGAGGACATCGGCCCCCGCCGGGGCAGGCTCCGGTGCTGGAGCCGGGGCAGGGGCAGGGGCAGGAGCCGGGATGACTGCCCCATTGCTGGGGGCCTGGCTACTCCCTGGGAGGTTGTATATCTCCAGCGGCCAGACTACTTTATTACCGTTGGGCTGTGTGGTCTCGTCCCAGTGGGCTACCAGACCCACCAGCATCTCCTGGATGTTGGTGATAACGATCCGGTCCTTGGGGAAATCGACCTTTAACAATTGCGCCATGAACTTGTGGAAGTTGCAGTTCTTGTTGATCTGTGGACCATCAAGGGTGAGGCCGTCTGTTGTGTACAGGCTTGGTTGCCCGATACTAAACACCTGGGGCCTCTGTAGCGTGATGCCACTATCCATGTTTTTCAGCTCCAGGATAGCAGCCATCGATGGGGCCACGTTGCCCTCGCCGTAGCTGCTCTTCACTGGATTGCCATCCTTGTCCTTGTACTCCCAGATACCGAACCGTGCATCGGTTATCTGTAGGGTACCTCTGGGAAACTCTCCTCCATCTACATGATCATCTGGGTTTAAACTCAGTGGTGACATTTGCCCTCCGTTATTTAATTGAATGGTATAGGTATCCGGTCATTGGAACGTGGGGTCACTCTCTCAGCGAACCACCTGGGTGCCAGATGCCTGTTGCGGGGCCACCACCATTTCCAGGTATCGTCTACGATGAATACCTGGCAGCGGTCCTCCGCACTCCTGGTGCCTCTCCCCGCTTCCTGTACCAGGGTCTCCATGGCCAACTGGCTTGTCCAGCTTTGGTCCTCCGCTTGCCTGGCCTTGATGACGGCTCCCCTGGTGTCTGGGTAAGGGACTTTTGCCACGATGATGTAGCTGCACTCGTCTCCAGGGAAATCGTAACCTGTGGTGACGCTAGGGCTGACCAGTATCGCTGGTGCATCTGCCCGCTTGAATGCTGATACCACCTGGGCTACGTTTCTGGTTGTGTGCTGCATCATCAGATGGCCATAACGTGAATGCTCTGCAAGGAATGCAGCTCTCTTGTAAGAAACCGTGAAAATTAAGCCTTTCTGTTTCTGCCTGGACTCTATTATCTCGTCGATGCGGTCAACCCACTTCTTCAGGTCATCATCATCAGCACGGTGGTCTATCCTGGCGGTGTTGATGTGCATGACCGGGGTATGCCGCACCGGGAATGGACTGGGACTGTCTAGCCAGGGTCCCTCAGCTCCCAGCCGTTCCATCATGGGCTTGGTGAACATGGCTGACATCAGCAGCACTTTCGGTACATTCCCAAAGAGGAACCGATTGTACCTGCCTGGCCAGACCGGTGTCCAGACGCATTTTGCGTATCTGCCGGTCCCCTGATATTCGCATATCCAATCCCGGCAATGCTTCACCAGCATATTCAGCTTCCTCTCCAGGGCACTCAGCCGCCGCTTGCTCCTGGACAGTTCCTTGGACACATCGGAGCCTGGTTCGTTCTCCCTTATCTCCTGCTGGATGGCCGCTACCTGGTCCGGTATGCGCCTCAGTATCGGGATGCAGGCCCGAACCCAGTCAGCGTACTCCCAGTCCTCCTCCCAAGGTATGGACTCATGGTCCCTGGCGGTGAAGGTGAAGGACAGGAAGGACTCCAGCGCCCGTCCGGCCAGGTGCGCCTCGTCACAGATCAAGAACGAGGTCTGGTTGATTATGGACCGAACATCCCCCTTCTCATCCCTGATTATCAGGTCCAGGCCGTCCCTGGTGTAATTCTCCTGGGCCATCCAGCAGGCGTAGTTGGTAACCACCAGCCTCGACTGCCTGGCCTCTCCCAGCGTCTTGTAGTAACTACATCGAGGTGTGTCCCTGTCTGGACAAGCGTAGCCGTCTGTGCAGGGTGCCTCGTCGGCCTGGAGGTCCGGCCACCGGTTGCAGACGTACTCGTTGCGCCCACGGATGTCCACCAGCCCCGCCGGTTGGAAATCCGACATCAACTGGGTTTGCAGTGCTTTGGTGCTGGTCAAGAACATGGCCCGCATCCGGCTGTTACGAGCAGCCAGCATACCAAGGAGTGATTTGCCGTAGCCAGTAGGCAAAGCAGCTCCCAGGAACCTCTCCGGCCCCCTGAGCCATTCTGCTATCTGGTCGCACAGGTCCTCCTGGCCTGGGTACCACTGGTTGAATTTGGGTATGCCTAGTGTGTCCCCTGGTGTGGTCATATAGCCTCCGATGGGTCCAGGGAGACAATGCCCTGGGGCCGGAGGTGGGCGTACCGGGCCAGCTTCTCAGTAGACATATCCCGCATCTCCCCTTCCGGCATCTGGTCCCGTACAACTATCATGTTGAGGTACAGCCGCTGGGCATCCCGTGTCCTCCCCCTGGTCAGATGATTCTCCAGCACCACTGCCGCATCATCGAGAGCCGTGAACTGCCGCTGGTATTCAGCTTCCTGCTGGACTATCTGAATCATCATGTCAGTGAGGTCTATAGGGATGGAGCCTGGATCGGTCTTTGCCACCTCCCTGGCCTGGGCATATAGGGCATTGCGTCCAAAGTCTGAGACCGTCTTGTAGTGCTTGCTCCACTCCCGGCTCTGGACGATGACCTGAATCTCACGCATCTGCTCCGGCGATAGGCGAACCGTGAAGGTGTGCGAGTGGCCGTACTTGTTCGCCGCCGGGGGTATAGTCAGTTCCAATTTTCCTCCCTCCTATAGGATACTGTATTACCGTACTGTAGTATTTTGTCATACGTCATACAGCATACAGTTAAAAACCATGTATACATATACTAATATATATTGAACCACCGCTTCCACCAGGGCCTGGTATCATCAGGGAATATGGACCACAGTGCAGTGAGGCACACATTACTGCAATACCGCCGCTGGTTCAGCTTTACTCGCCTACCATTCTCGTCCACGCCATGATAGACAACTACGATCCGGTTGTTACCTAGCACGGTCTCGCAATGATAGCACCGGCCTGGTCTACTGCTCTTGCGCGTCTCCTTGTCTGCCGTGATGGTCCTGGGTCTGCCTATGCTACCAACCATTCCTCTCCCTCCTTGCGTTTGTATGGGCACCTTGGGCACCGTATGGGATTAGTCACCCTGGGAGGCCAACTGGCCTTGCACTTAGGGCAGGTATACTTGCGTATGGTTACCATACGTCTCCTCCTTGTTGGGATAGGGTACCGTTATTCGCTATCGCTCACCTCCTCGCTATGCCTTCCAACGATGGTCCCCTGGCCACTTGCCTTGACCACTAGCCCAGCACTCAGAGCGTGATAGCTGCATATCGCCGTACCTGACACTAGGTACTGGGCAGGCCTGTCGCAGAGGAACTCTGTTGACTCGTGTATCGGGCATCTATATTCCATGGTCATCCCTCCCATAGGAATGGCCCCGCATATCGCTCTGTAAGCCGATATGCGGGGCCTCTGGTGCTTCCAGGGTAGTTATGGACTAATTGACGCTGCCAGCCGGTACTAGCAGGTCCCAGGCCGTAGCCTTCATCTCAGCCCCGGTTCCGAACCAGGCAGCATTCAACCGCTTGGCCTGGTCCCCGCCACGGTGGTGGTCAACGAACTCTGTGACGGCGTTCAGCGCATCCCAGCGAGTCTCCCCCTGGTTGCCCATGCCGTTGTAGAAGAGGTCTCCCACCCTGTCCATCTGATTCCTGATCCGCACTCCGATGTCCTGGGGATTCTCCTGTACCCCAAACAGGTTGACCAGGAACTCCTCCAACTGGGCCTTGTCCATCGACTCCTGGGCCAGCCTATCTATCCCTAACTGGAGCATCTGGGAGTACGCCTCTTCCAGGCCTAGAATCTCCCTGGCCTCGTTGACCCTGCCCATCAGGTTGACGGTGTGCTTGCCCCGGAACTGGAACCCACTGTTACGGCCTCCCACTATCCCCTGGATGGTGTTGCAGCACCGCTGCCGCACGGTCATGAACCGCACACCCAGTGAGGAGCTGCCGTCGAAAGAATCGGTGACCAGTATGCCCCGGTCCAGCACATCGGTGTTACTCACCTGGAGAGTGCTGGGGAGCTGGAGGTATAGCCACCGCCTGGCCCCACCGTTGAGGCTCCCACCGGAATGGAAGACGGCCTCGTGATTAGCCACCAGACTAGCGGGGAACTGCCCAAACTCCTGTCCCGATAGTGGGTTATATCCCCTACCGAACACGCCGAATACCTGGCCAGTGTCCCGGCGAGTGCAGGCGAACCGCCCAGGTACCTTGTGGTATCCCCCATCGGTGCGCTGGATGAACACGTCCTTCATGGCCACCTCAAAATTGAGTCCGGCCTTCTCGATGGCCTCGTCCCAGGTCACAGCCCCCTCAAGGCTGTGTCCTATCCCCTGCCAGGGAGCGTCCGGCGTGTACATCATGGAGTCGATGCCGTAGCGATTGGTTGTGGTAGTCATGGTCTCTCACCTCTGCTAAATTTGGGTCCACCT